CAATTGTTCAGATTGAAGTCTAGCAAACCTTTGGCCCTCAGACTCAGCTAAGTCTCTCTGAGTATCTGCAATAGCAACTGCTTTCTGTTCTCCCCATTTATCCTTCTTAGCCCACATATAAATTGTAGGTGGAGCAACTGCGTGGTCATCCGTAGAGACTTCTTCAGCAATTTGTTTAGCTGTTTTGTCCCCCTGTAGGAATAATTCCATCGCTTTTAGTTTTATATTATCTGGTATTTGTTTTGGCATAATTATTAGTCTTTGAATTGGTCATATATACTGTTAGAATCATTCATTCCATATCCTGCAGTAGAAACATGTTGGGAATCAATGTTACCCCCTAATGGACTTCCATCTGAGTTTAGGAATTGAGAGAAGTCCCAATATCCTGTTTTATCTGTATGTGCTGTATAACAACTAGGAACTTTTATTTTGGCTCCATGAGGCATCTTCATTTCTGTATATTGCATTCCTATCTCACCTCTAGTGCATATTCCTGCCCAAATGTGTTCTTGTTCTACAATTGGGGTATACCCTACCTTTTTTAGTAAGGTTCCTGTAGTTGTTTGTAAGTTTTTTACTTGTTGATTACTGCCACATTTAGCAAATTTACACCATACAACAGTACCATATTTCTTTTTTACATCTTCAAGTGTCGGTAAATTTTTCGGAAACTTATCTTTATACTCTCTTTTTATCTCTTCCTTTTTACCGGGAAAAGCCATTTGAAAGCCTCTTACTACTTTTTGTAGTCCTCCTGCAATACTCATACTAGAACCTCCTTTTGTTCCATAACGCTATGCAAGCAGCATCAGCGTAGTCTTGTTCGGGAAATTTATCTCCCCACTTTTCTTCAGCGAATCTTTTAATTTCGTCTTTTTTCACATTTCCTTTTCCAACAACATCTTTTTTCCATGTGTTATTATCCACACGCACTGTTGGAATACCTTGTAACACTAAGATTGCCCATACTGCACCAACAACGCTAGCTAAGGTGCCTACGACACTTCTGTTTTGAGCAAATATTGATGCTTCTATTGTTGCAAAGTCTATATTATTTATTGTACTGATTTCCTTGGAAAAATTAGATATCAACTCAGGGAATCTTTCTTCAAATGATTTCTTAGTATCACAGTCCCATTTGTACAAACAAACCAATTCTTCCTCTGGGTTAACCACTGCCCCATGAATTGCTTTACTAGATGTGTCTAATCCTAAATACATCATAAGCGTTCACCATTTGTTCGCAAGGTAACTATTCTACTAACTGTATTATAAGCAGTTGTGTAAGTATTTAGCAATCCTTCTGTCTTTTTTAGAGTAGCTTCTTGTTCAATTAGGTCTTTTTTCAACTCTCTTAGAGTCTCGTAGCTATCCATAACTTCGCCTTTTAACTCATCTTTAGTTGGTTTCTTGCGGTCCGTTTCTTCATATTGTTTTACAACTCTGAACAAAGCGGTGCTATAACCCTCATTAAAAGCAGCTTGGAGAGCCCCAACCTTAGATTCAATGTCTGCTATTTTTGTTTCTAAATAAGCTTTGTAACCACCGTACATAGCTAAAAAATCAGCTAATATTTTATTATCATAAGTGTTTAATTTAGAAAACTCTAAGGTATCATTATCTTCTAAGTTAACAACTAGTGGTGGTAACCCCAAAGAATCAACTTCTTTTTGAGCTTTACCCAATGCTTTCATTGGACTCCATTTAGTTTCTCGTTCTTCCATATTAATATCCCTCAACTTTACGACAATTACACCAAGTAGCTCCTGAACATTTTTCAGGTGGTATTAGCATTTCTTGTATATTAAAACATCTCTTAAGTATTTCATCCCACTGTACAAGGTCTTTTTCTACCAGAAAGCTTTTTATCTTCTGGTCGTTTTTATTTTCATACAAAACTGTACCCATGTCGTAATTACCCATATTTAAATACATTTGAATTTGTATCTGATGTTCCGGTTTAGGTTTCTTTAGTTTCGTAAAGCCCATCGTGTTTATAGATTTAAGCTCAATTGGAAGTGTTCCATAATTATAATGCTTGATTAAAAAGTCAATTCTACCTGAAATTGGCGGTATGTCTTGTTTTACTGAAACTTCTCTATCTATCAATAGGTTCAAATCAGTAAGCCATTGACCTACTCTATCTTCTAAGTAGTTTCCATTCTGAAAAATTCTTTGTAGGTTTGCTGGTAATGGTTGGTCTACCATTTTACCGTGATAACATAACCAAACGTATCTATCACAAGCATTACTTATAACTGATGGATGAAAGACTCCCGGTCTAGGAGCAGACATAGTACCTCTTAAATAGTCATCAATTATTTCATTTAGCCACAAATCTTTAGGTGCGGTAGGATTTTTTCGTTCTACTGGCTTAATTTGTTTAATTCCAGCCATAATTCTTCCTTTATATCTTTTTTAGTAATTCCTTTTATATGGATAACATCTTCTATTTCATGATACTGTTTTAAATCAATATCT